GTGGTAGTTCACACGAACTGCCACCTTTATTTCTGGTCCTCCTCGACCTAAGGCAGATAAGTAGAAAGGGATGCAATATTCCCTTTTTATTTATCAAAATAAGCCAATTTGGAAGATTAGAAACTAATTAAAAGTAAATAACGCGATATTTCGGCATTTTTAGGCGATTTGTCGCGTCTTTAGATAAGGGGTGGAGCAAATGCCCACAAAAGCACTACATTTATGCTGTAAGCCCGGTTGCACCACCTTAACAAGAGAAAGGTATTGCACCAATCATAAGAGTGAAACCAATCGCTACAATAGAGAGCGTACAGACAAGGAATATGTAGCATTTTATAAGACCAAGGAATGGCAATTAGTAAGAGGCATAGCACTAGCAAGGGATGGATATCAATGCATCTCGTGTAGAAAGAAAGGTATAAGGAAGCAAGCAGAGATGGTACATCATAAGATACCTGTGAAGAAAGACTGGAGCAAAAGACTAGAACTAACCAACTTGGAATCATTATGTGAAGCTTGTCACAATGCAATAGAACACTAGAGGCCCCCGGCATCCAATCCTTGGAGAGCCACCAGAAGAAGAACGACGCCCAACCACGTGTTAGAAATCGCGTATTTCATTAGGGGGTATCAAAAAAACTGGACTAAAAAAAAGTTGTCCGGTATTGTTGTTAGCGTGAAAGGAGGCCATTATGAACGAAGAATTTGATAAGGTATTAAACAATAAAATTAATGAAGCAACAGATATACAAATCAGATATGAGAGATATGGCAAAATAATAGCAAAGTACAACAAGAACCAAAGAAAACAAGTAAAGGAATTATTGAAGGAACACGATTGCTACAATTTTACATCAGGAATAGGAGATGGCTATCTAGCAATAACTATTACAAAACCAGGATATAGATTATGTAGATATTGTGGTAATCAACATAAGACTAAAGACCCGGAAATATTATGCCCTGAATGTCGAGAAACATTTGGACATACATTCTACTCGGAATTATAGAAAAGAGTTAAGCGATTAACTTTTTTTCTTTGTTAGAAAGGACAAAATATGAATATAGAGAAACGAAGGATAGAAGATTTAAAACCAGCAGATTATAATCCTAGAAAACAACTAAAACCAGGAGATGCAGAATACGAAAAAATAAAGAATAGCATTCTACACTTTGGATATGTTGATCCCATCATCATAAATAAAGATGGAACAATTATTGGAGGTCATCAAAGAGCCACAGTAATGAAAGACCTAGGAACAATAGAAGCTGAATGTGTTGTTGTAGATTTATCCAAAGAAGATGAGAAAGCATTAAACATTGCACTAAACAAAATCAGTGGCGAATGGGATATGGAAAAGTTAGGAGTATTACTTGAAGAATTAAACACAGTAGGAGTAATGGAACTAACAGGATTTGATGTAGAAGAATACACTAAAATGTTTGTCAAAGATGAAGTGAAAGAAGATAACTTTGATATAGATAACAACATACCAAAAGTACCATTCACAAAACCAGGAGATATGTGGCTATTAGGAAACCACAAATTGATATGTGGAGATTCCACAAAGAAAGAAACTTACATTAGACTACTAGGGAATGTGTTAGCGGATGCGATCATCACTGATCCACCATACAATGTAGACTATGAAAGTGGAGATGGAAAGAAAATTAAAAATGATAATTTTAGCGATAGTGAAAGTTTCTATCGTTTTTTATTTGGATTTTATATGAGAGCATTTGAGGCTAGCAAACCAGGTGCTCCAATTTATGTATTCCATAGTGATGTAGAAGGAGTTAATTTTAGAAAAGCAATGAAGGATGCAGGCTTTGATTTAAAACAATGCTTGATATGGGTAAAGAATGGAATGGTACTATGTCGCCAAGATTATCATTGGAGGCACGAACCAATCCTATATGGATGGAAACCAGGAGCATCGCACAAATGGTATGGCGATAGAGATAAGGACACAGTCATAGATGATTTTCTACAAATGAATCCAAAGAAAATGTCTAAACCAGAACTTGTGGAACTATTCCAGAAGATGATAGATAGCCAGAACGAACATAGTTCAGTAATCTACAATGACAAACCAACACGTAGCGATGAACATCCTACAATGAAACCAATAACGCTTATAGGAAAGTTAATGGTTAATTCAAGTAAGAAAGATGATGTAATCCTTGAACCATTTGGTGGGTCAGGATCAACACTTATCTGTGCGGAGCAATTAGGAAGAAAGTGTTACGCAATAGAACTTGATGAGAAGTATGTTGATGTAATTGTAAAAAGATATTTGCAATTCGTAGGAAATGCAGATGACATCAAATTAATAAGAGAAGGTAAAGAATATACATATGAAGAAGCCATAGGAGGAATGAATAATGAATAGAAAAAGAAAAGTATCATACTTTACAAGCGAAGCTGTATCAGCAGGTCATCCAGATAAAATATGCGACCAAGTAAGTGATGCATTATTAGATTATTGTGTAACTTACGATAAGGAATCAAGAGTCGCAATAGAATGTATGGTTAGTGAAGGATTATTAGTAATAGCCGGAGAACTAACAACAAATGCCATTCTAAACAATGATTTAATAGTAGAAATAGCAAAAAGAAAGATAAAGGAAATAGGATACACAGAACAGGAACTAGGGTTCTCGTTTGATAATTTAGAAATAGCAATATTTATACATAGTCAATCATCAGACATAGCACTAGGTGTAGATAAAGGTGGTGCTGGAGATCAGGGAATAATGTTTGGTGGAGCAGTAACAGAAACCAATAACTTTCTACCTGTTCCAATAGCACTAGCTACAAAGATAATGGATTATTATAATTCATACATAAGAAATAATGGTATTGAGATTTTAAAACCAGATGCAAAATGCCAGGTAACGATTAAATATGTAAACAATATACCAACATCAATCAAAAAGATAGTTTTATCAGCAAACCATTCTGACATTGATGATGATTTGGTAAAAGTAGAATTAATAAGTGAAATCCTAAATCCAGCAATTAAGGATTTTATAGAAAATGATATCGATGATACCTTAACCGGATTTAAAAAAGATAGTTTCGAGGTCCTTATAAATCCAACAGGTAGATTCGTAAAAGGTGGACCAGCAGCGGACACAGGTGTAACTGGACGCAAAATCATCTGTGATACTTATGGTGGATACTTTAGACATGGAGGCGGAGCATTCAGTGGTAAAGATGCATCAAAGGTAGATAGAACAGCCGCATATATGGCACGATACATTGCCAAGAACTTGGTAGCATCTGAACTAGTAGATAAGTGTGAAATCCAATTATCATACATCATAGGAGAAAACCAACCTTGTTCCATTAAAGTAGAATCAAACAATCCTAGTGAAGATGAAACACTAGAAAGAATCGTAAAAGAATTATTTGATTTAACTCCAAATGGAATGAAAAGTGTGCTTGGATTAAATGATGGCGTAGTGAAATACAGCGAAGTAGCACAAGGCTGTCATTTTAGAAACCAAGAATATCCTTGGGAAAAATTAGACAAGGTAGATGCAATCGAAGATTTATACGATGAAATAAATGAATAGGAGGGAATAAGATGTCACTTACAGGACCAAAACCTAAGCCAACTATTATTCATCAAATGAATGATAATCCCGGAAAGCGTGACATCTCCGAAAGAATAGAATTGGAAAGTCGTGTCGAGCGAATAGAACCGGGAGCAATAATAGAAGCACCAGAGTGGATAAAAAGTAATCCAATAGCCAAAGCAGAATGGGAACGAGTAGCCCCAATCCTAGCAGACCTTGGATTATTAAAAGTAAATGATACATCTGCACTAGAAGCCTATTGCAAATGTTGGAGTAGATATAAAGAAGCTGAACAACAAATAGATAAAGCACAAAGTACGATAATAAAAACACCATCCGGATATGTTCAACAAATCCCACAAGTGTCAATAGCACATAGATACTTAAAACTTGCTAAAGAGTTTATGACTGAATTTGGACTCACTCCAAGTAGTAGAGGAAGAATGCAGTTACCAGGAGATGAGGCTGATGATGAAATGGAGGACTTGCTAAAGGAGAACGATTAATATGTTTAATGAGAAGAAAGCAAACACAGCAGTTCGTTTCATTAAACTACTAAAACACACACAAGGAGAGTTCGCACGTAAGCCATTTAATTTGATGCCTTTTCAAGAAAAAATAGTAAGAGAATTAATAGGAACATTGAATGAAGATGGAACTAGGCAATATAGAGAAGCCTTTATATTCCTACCAAGAAAAAATGGTAAGACAGAACTTATAGCAGCGATGCTAGTGTACTTTTTATTTATGGATGATGAATATGGTGCAGAAATTTATTCGTGTGCGAATGATAGAGAACAAGCATCGAAAGTATTTAGTGCGGCAGCTGCAATGATAAGAATGAATAAGGCATTATTTAAAAAGTGTAAGATACTAGAATCTCAAAAGAAGATAGTAAGACTAGAAACCAATTCATTTTACAAAGCGATATCAGCAGATACAAATACAAAAGATGGTTTCAATGCCCACATAGTTATATACGATGAAATACACGCATCAAAAAATCGTAAGTTATATGACCTGATGAAAACCAGTCAGGGTGCTCGTAGACAACCACTTTTCATATCCATAACAACAGCAGGTGTTGAAACAGGAACAGTGTGCCACGAATTATATGAATACTCAAAAAAAATAATAGAACACGTGGTAGAAGATAAAACATTCTACCCAGTAGTGTACGAGGCTCCAGAAGATGCGGACATATACGATGAGAAAACTTGGTATATAGCAAACCCTGCACTTGGAGTATTTAGAAAAATAGAAGAAATGCGACAACTAGCGGTAAGAGCGAAGGAAATACCAACAGCAGAAGCAACCTTCAGAAGATTATACCTTAACCAATGGGTAAATGGAGAAATTGCTTGGATGGATATGCGGAAATGGAAAGCGAGTGACAGAGAATTTGATTTTGAAAGCATTCGTGGACATCCTTGCACAATTGGTGTGGATTTATCAAGTAAAATTGACCTAACAAGCGTGAATGCAGAGTTCCGCTTGGATAATGGCGAATATGTGATGCTTTCACACAGTTTTATGCCCAAAAACAGAGTTTTAGAGCGAGAAAAACAAGATAGAGTACCATACTCATTATGGATAAAACAAGGGTATATAACAGCGACAGAAGGCGATGTAGTCGACTATGATTACATAAAAAAATACATAAAGGATCTACACTTATTATATCCAGTAGCACAAATAGGATATGACCCATACAATGCAACGCAATTTGCAACAGATATGGAGAAAGATGGATTCGTAATGGTAGAAGTTAGACAAGGAATGCTAACACTATCAGAACCAACAAAAGATGTTGAAGCATTAGTGTTACAAAAAAGAATTATTACAAATAAAAATCCAGTCTTGACGTGGGCGATAAGTAATGCGATAGCAAAAACAGATGCCAACGAAAACAAAATGTTGGATAAGAGCAAAGCAAGGTTCAGAATAGACCCAGCAGCAGCTATGATAATTAGCCATACACTAGCAAGAATAGATAATGGAGAAATTGATATCAACCAACACATCTTGAGTGAAGGCTTTGGATTTTAGAAAGGGGAAACTATGGCAATTAAAAAAGTAAGTGAGCGAACTAAAGATAGGTTCGTTTTTTTGTGTACCTATATCGAAGATATCCTGATCCTATGTGGACTGGTATCCATAGTAATTGCATCATACTTGGTAGATATAAGACTAGGACTATTCGTCCAGGGAATAGTGTTAGTATGGCTCGGCTTTATATTCTCAAAAATACTGAAATGAGGTGGTATAGATGTTATTTAGAAAATTAGAAAAACGCGAAGAAGAAAGCGACACTAGTAACTTAACAGCCCCAAATAAATGGTTGATTAATTTAATAGGTGGCAACGAAACATATTCCGGAGAAAGTGTAGATACATCAACAGCTATGAATATCGCAGCAGTCTATGCTTGTATCAGAATTTTATCAAATCACGTTGCTATGTTACCACTCCAACTATACCAAGAAACAAGAGGTAAGAAAAAAAGAGTACACGACCACCCAATAACTAAATTAATAGAAACCAGACCAAATCCTTATATGACACCATTCCAATTCAAACAAACTATGGAAGCACATAGACAATTATATGGAAATGCATATGCGGAAATAGAATGGAGCAAAACAGGATACCCCAAAGCCCTGTGGATTTTAAATCCATTAGTAACAAAAGTAGTAATGGAAAAAGATAGACATGGCAACTTGAAAAGGTATCTAGTACAGACAACATTAGTAAATGGAAAAGTAGTAAATCTACCATACACTAGTGTACTTCATATTAAGGGATTATCAACAAATGGAATCATAGGTAAAAGCCCAATAGAAGTTGCTAGAGAAACAATAGGAATACAAATCGCCGGTCAAAAGTTTACAGGTAAATTTTATGCCAATGGAACAATGAGTTCCGGAGTTTTGAAGGTTCCTCAATCATTAAAGCCAGAAGCTAAGGCAATTATTCGCCAAGAATGGGAGAAATTCAACAATGGACTCGATAATAGCCACAGGGTTGCCATCCTCGATGCAGGTTTGGACTACCAATCACTAGGAATTAAGCAATGTGATGCCCAGTATATCGAAACCCAGAAGTTTTCAATAGCAGAAATAGCAAGAATCTTCAATGTACCGCCACATATGCTAGCGGATTTAGAAAGAGCAACATTCTCGAACATAGAACAACAATCACTAGAGTTCGTAAGAGATACCTTGTCGCCACTTTTAATAAGTTGGGAACAAGAACTGCAATATCAGTTATTTACTGAAGAAGAAATAGAAATCAAAAAATACTATTTCAAATTTAACCTAAATTCATTACTACGTGGAGATAGTACAAATCGTGCTAGTTATTACAAAACGATGCACGAGCTTGGTGTGTATTCAATAAACGAGATCAGAGAGTTAGAAGATAAAGACAAAATCAAAAATGGAGATAAACATTATATGTCACTTAACTACATTGATATAGATTTAATGAATGAATACCAGAAACAAAAGGTAAAGATGAAGGACAACCAGGAAGCTAAACAAGAAGATGGAGATAAACCTCCAACCAATAACCAAGAGAATCCAAATGAAAATATAGATAAAAAAGAAGATGAAGGAGGTGGTAATGATGGGGAAGAAAGTCAAGGAAATTAGATACATCCCAGCGATGGAAATATCAATCAGAGAAGATACAGGAGAACCTGGAACAATGGCAATCAAAGGATATGTAGTCAAGTTCAATGAAAGAAGCCATTTATTATACGATGAATGGTATGAAAGAGTCGCTAAAGGTGCATTCGCAAAAAGTCTCGAAGAAAATACGATAAAGGCATTATGGAATCATAATTCGGATATCGTACTAGGAAGTACAAAATCAAGAACATTGCAATTAGTAGAAGATGACATAGGTCTTCGCTTTGATTTAGAACTACCAAATAGTAATCAAGCCAAGGATATCTATGAATCAATAAAAAGAGGCGATGTTGATGGAGTGTCATTTGGATTTTACATTCGTGACAATGGCGATAAGTGGGAATATCTAAAAGAGGAAGATGTGTACGAGAGAACATTACTCGACATTGATTTGATCGAGATATCTCCAACACCATTTCCAGCATACCCAACAAGTGAAGTTGGAAAAAGGTCTTTGGCAGAACATAATCTAAAGACTAAAGAAGAAAGAGTTCTTGAAGAACTAAGAAAAGCTCAAGTCAATGCAATGATTGAGTTATTAAAAATATAGAATAGGAGAATAGAATATGAATAAGAAATTAATTGAATTAAGAAGAAAACTTACAGAAAAATTGAAAGAAGCAAGAGAGTTAATCAACGAAGGAAAAGTTGAAGAAGGACAAAAAGCAACACAAGAGGCTCAAGAAATTAAAGACCAAATTGTGTTAGAAGAACAAATGCAAGAGTTAGAAGAAACAGTTGCAGATGATAATGAAGTAGTAGAAGTAAAAGAAGTAGAAGAAACTAGAACTACTAAAAAGAAAACAGAAACTAGAACAGCCCTAGTGAAATTTTTACAAGGTAGAAAACTATCTAAAGAAGAAAGAGATGTGTTAGTAGAAACTACTACACCAGGAGAGGATCAAAATAGTGTAGCGGTTATTATTCCTCAAGACATCTACACAGAAATCAATGAGTTAAAAAGACAATACAAACCATTGAAACAATTCGTAGATGTTCAAGCTACAAGTACAACAAGTGGCTCATTCGTTTATGAAAATGGAGATACAATCGAACCATTCGTAGACATTACAGAAGCTACAGAAATTGGAGAATTAATGTCACCAACATTAAAACAACAAAAATTCGCCATCACAGATAAAGGTGGAATCCTACCAATTTCAAATACATTATTAGCAGATGAAAAAGGTGGTCTTGTTAAATACATCAACAAATGGTTAGCAAGAAAATCAGTAGTAACTGATAATAGAAAGATTTTATCAATCTTGAAAGCAAATGGTATCAAGTTAAATGCTAGTACACACGCACAAATTAAGTCTG